CCAAGCTACAGATGCACACCTTCCTAGTCTTCGCGAGATGGAGCATGATCTGGCCTAACACCATTGATTTCTTGCTGCCGTTGTACCCAGTAACCAGGGTCATTTCTGAAGGCCTGTATCTGAATAACTCAAACGACTTCGGGAAGGGTAGCTTGTCGCCGTATGCAACATGATCAGTGTTATTGTATTCAATTAAATCATCACGCCAATGACCGCTAGACTTTAAATCTTGTGATTCCAAGCTGCCGAGTAGCTCCACGTATTCATCATAATCCAATCCCTCCGGTATATTAATCATCTGCTCACCTCCCAGTTATCATCATCTTTCGTAGATTCACGCTTGCGCTGCTCCCACGTCCTGACTGCGGCCTTCCAATCTTTCATCTGTGTGCTGCCAACCATCCAGCCGCGAGTGGCATACCAATCTACGAATCGATCACCTTTGATACCATTCCCTCGCGACTTACAGTATTCAGTAACCTGTTCAGGCGTTGGCGGTGTGAACCGCTTATTAGTATTCTTTTCTTTCTTATCATTCTTTATATTCTTAAGGTGTGGTGGTTTGCTGGTGCTTTGTTGGTGTTTTGTTGGTGCTTTGCTGGTGACTTCCTGATATAAATCATAGGAAGTTATTGATATTACTGTGTATTTATTGGTAGTTTGTTGGTGGATCATGCCGTCTTTTTCTAACAGTTTTAAAATTTTTCTGATTTTGTTTTCGTTGATGCCAAGACGCTCAGAATATACCTTGCGACCAAAGATTAGCTGCCCTCTTTTGATATCAATTAGCCGTCCATTGAACAGCCTTTTCTTGTCCTCAAAGTTAGCTCTCATTAACATTTCTAGCCACATTTTGAGTGTGTCGGCATCTTGCCAGACCCAGTGTTGAAGCATAGCCCTGTCTAATTTTATCCATCCTCCCATTGTTTATTCCTCCTGGCGATTAGTATTTTTGCGTTGATAATATCCTGCTTATCCTTCGCGGATAGCCTGGTTCCTGCCGCTAAAGTTTTAGGCAGTAGATCAATGATCGATTCAGCGATAGCCAACGTATCATCGGTAGATTTCTTAAAAAGTGGGCGATAATTCTCAGTGACCGGCTGCAATACACCGAAATCTAAGCCGACCGAGTCTAGGATATCCACTGCTCCACAGCCTGCAAAGCAGTGAATTAGTACCCGATCATTTGACTCGCGGATTGAGAGAGATGCACCCTTATCAGAGTGACTAGGACATAGTGCCATCCAGCGGCGATGCCCGTCTCTTGTGCTAGTAGCTTTCACGCCGTCCAAGGCTGAGAGTAATAGGTCAATGTCTGCCATAAATTTCCCTTGTAAAATATCAACGGGGACAGTAACCTAGCATAGATTACTATGCCATCCTCCCCTTGTGTGTGTGTAATCACGCCCCCTTTCGAGGGGGCAACCTTTTAATCGCTCACTTTGTGAATCTTGCTGGCCTCTAATGGCCTCTCAGGTGATCCCCTTCCCAGCTCTATTTCCAAGGCGCGATTGCAAGCCCTGCACAGTGCTAGGCCGTCAATCACCTCGTTAACCGCATCATGAACAGGCAGGGTTCTCTCGCAATCATAACAAATAAAGACTCGCATCAGATCACTCCAAAAAACAGTGCCAACACTAACAACAGGAGGCCAGATACTACAGCGGCCGATGCTATTTCGGCCAGAACTATCTTAATTATTTTCATGTGAATCCCCTTGATTTAATATTTTAAGTGCATCGCTCTGTGCCTGGGCTATCTCTGCTGGTGTGCATAGCTCGGCAAGCTCATCTACTAGCCTGAGAGAGTCTGTCAGCCTGTTTTCTGGTGCAGTTATAGCCAGCTGTAGGGCTTTGGTAAGTGCTTGTTTGTGCGTCATGCTATCCCCCTCTTTGGTCTATATTAAAAGCATTTACAGTAAATATATTCCCAGATCGATCCTTGAAGCGATATTTTGTGACGCTAAACGCTCCCCCCCTTGTTGAATTAATAACCTCTTCGATAACCTTAACCTCAACGATGTCGTGCAAATTGGTGCTGTTAAATGTTTTCATTTTCCATCCTCCCCCCTTATTTAACTGAATGAATTAAGCCATCTTTCATTGTGACTTCAGCAAAAAATTCTCTGCCCTTGCCTGTTATGTGAGGTCTATTAGCCCCTGTTAGTACGCCATCGGGCCTAAATTCCTCACCAAATAGGCTGGTTTCTATGTAATCTAATCGCTCACCTATGCGAGTTTTCAATTCTTTCTTACTTTTATAGTTAAACACTAGCATTACAGATACCCCATTTTAGTTTTGGTTTCATCATATACAGCGACTCGCGCCAGGTTAGTTTTTGCGTTAATTTCTGTCGTGTAAGTCCAGCCCTCGGATTCTTCTTTTGATAGCTTGAATGCCAGGTCAATAGCTTTATCGTATGGCATATATGTCCCGTCTGGTGCTGGAGTTATCCAGCAATTACTCTCTATTGTTACGCCGTTTTTCATGCTATCCCCCTTAAATATTCGGCCCTCTTGTAAGCTATCCATGCTTCATAGTGAATCGAATCTATTTCCCCATCAACCCAAACTATCAGCTTTGAATTAGGCCACTGTTTAATTGTTTGCACTCTTATTTCTTGATCTGTCATGATTTATACCTCTCCTTTTATGCTATGTTTAATAGCGGTATTGTATCGGCCTTCACTATAAAGACTTCATCCAATGGGTTTACATTTTGCCCTTTTGCTAGCTTGTATTTTAGGCCGATGACGCAGCCCTTATGCTTCAGGTTTTCTATATCACTGCTATCACCATCTACCACACGTTTTCCCATAAATACTGTTGGCATATCACCATGGAACACTACGGACATTGGCACATTCGTTTTTAATGCTTTATCGACCTGAGTTGAATATGCCGAAGCTTTTGAATAGCTGAACATTAATTCATAGTTAATGGGAGTTTTGTCCAGCCTTTTGGCTAGTTTTGTGTAGTCGTAAAAATTAATATTTGGGAAGCTTTGAGGGATTGATCCATTGGTAGCTAATTCCCATTGAATATCCGATATCACATTTAGACGGACATAGGGAATTACATTATTTTTGCTGCAAAGCTTTTCAAAATTGGTTAATTCCTTCTTTAATTGTGCAATGAATCCCGATCGATCATTCATATAAAAATCGGTCTTAGCTTGACGGCCATTCCTTACATTATCAAAGCCGCCACGACCACTACTGACTAAACAAGGTTTGGCGCATTGTGCAATATGTCGCATAGGACATAACGTATCATTAGGATAGAGAGATAATCCTGCTACGCGGATTTTAGTATCTCGGTTATTTTTGCGTATTTTCGTGTTGCCGCTACCAGTGTCTAATAATTTCATAATTGATATCCCCTATTTAGTAATAAATGAGTATTGCATGTAATTATGTTGAATTTTTCTAATGCTCTTGCCATCCGTTGTATCGGTAATTTGGTCACTGCTATCTTTAAAATAATTGCTTGATATGCTTATTAGAAACCAATTTGGATTCAGCAATAAACCTATTAATTTGATTTTAAATATCATCATATTTACTCCTTATGTATTGCGCTGGACTGTTGCTGCGCTGTCATGTAATACAATGCATTCACCGTGCCAAGTTTTCAAAGCCCAATGATTACGGGGCTTGTAGCCAATATACTGGGTATTTATACAGTGCCAGGAGTGTTACCTTGTTACCGTAAAGTGTTACCGTGTTACCGTAGAAGTGTTACTGGTAACAGATGGGTTGATTGCCAGGGGTAGCTAGTGAGACATTCCTATTCGCCTATATAGTGGATATGCCGACAGATAAATACCGAGCGTTCGTTCGATAAATGGATATGATGCGAATGAATCCGTATACCGAGCGTTCGTTCGATGAAGCGGGGTTTGTTTGAGGGACGGGGGAGGCGGGCGCGTCTGACAATTATGTATAGTTGCCCCCCAAATTTGCAGCAGGTGAAATTAAAAAAAGTCGCAATAAAACATTGCTCTGTACCCTCCAGAACATAAGCTATTAGCGCAAATAACAATTTAATGGTTTAATACGCCAAATATTAGCCAAAAAAGAGTTAGAATCTTGTGCCTGAAGACAACATTAATAACCCCCCAGTAAAGAGAAAGCGTGGCAGACCTCGTAAGTCAGAGATAGCTGTTCCTAAGAATAGAAAGATTGGTAGACCCAAGGGTGACCATTCGGCTATGGCTGAGATGAAGCAGCGTTTCCTGGCGAGAAGAGATACCAATGCTGTCTTGGAGTCTATCTTTCGGGCAGCTCAAGATGACGATCACAAGAATCAATCTGCTGCATGGAAATTAATTGTAGATCGCATATTACCGATTAGTTCGTTTGATAAAGATAAGCTTGGCGGTAAGCCTACGGTAAACATTACAATATCTGGCGTAACAGATACCACTATAGAACCAGATGCCATAGAGGGTGAGTTCAATGCAGATTGAAGACATGCTAATTTTGCATGAAGGAATGAAAAGAAAACCGTATAAGGATACCGAAGGGCACTTAACCATTGGTGTAGGCAGAAACCTAGATTCTATGGGGCTTTCAGACGATGAGGTTTATTATTTGCTCAGAAATGATATTAGAAGATGCGAGAATGAACTAGCTGATACGTTTGATTGGTTTGCTGGATTAAATAAAATCCGCAAAGAAGCAATGATCAATATATGTTTTAATGTCGGTATAACCTCTCTCAGGAGGTTTAGCAGGGCTTTAGCTGCTATGAGTGTAGGAGACTACTCCTTGGCGTCAACAGAGTTCCTAGACTCGCTCTGGGCATCCCAGG